CGGCGTCGCAGCCCGGCGCCAGGCGCCCGAGGCGGACCAGGGGCGTGCAGCCGACCAGATCGGAGAGGTTGTCGGGCAGCGCCCGGCTGATCGAGCTGATGGCCATCGACTCCAACGGTACCGGCAGCGCCACTCCATCAGAAAATCGCCCCCGCACCGCTTCGGGGGGGCGGCCGGGGGCGTGGTCTCACGGAGGGGGTACCCCGCGTTACGTCCCCAAGGTTACCTCGGTTCTGATTTCGTGACAGCTTCCCCAGATCGGAGAAGGATGCCCTGGCGCCCCTGCCTGCGCTGCGGGCCCCTCATCCTCACCCGGTCTACGGTGAGGCGCAGACGACGTATGCCGTGACGGTGGAGGTCGCCGGGGTCCCCGAGGGGGAAGCCGCAAGCACGCTCCAGCCGGACGGAGTTCCGGTGCCGGGCGAGGGAGAGCTCCCAAAGATGAACTGGTTACCGCCCGCGATGCCGCCGCCGCCCGTGGCCTTCTGCCCAGTCCGGCCGTTGGCGGTTGCCCCTGTGCACGGAGCGGGACTGCAACTCGCGGTCACCGTGGTGAGGTTCGTCGCACCGTTCGTGCCCGGAGCGCCGGTGCCCCTGTGGTCCCGGCGCGCCGGTATCACCCTTCAGCCCCTGTGATCCCTGGGGTCCCGGCGCGCCTATGGGCCCCTGGCTCCGGGGGCACCCGCGGCGAGTTGGCCGGGCTTGAAGTCGGCTGACAGCAGCGAACCGTTCTTGACCTTGGCCAAGGTGATCGCGCTGGCGGCGATGTCGGAGCCCTTCACGCCCTTGGGCTTGATCTGCTTGGTGCCGACACTGTTCTTCGGCAGGACGACCGCTGCGTAAGAGGTGCCGCCCATGGCGATGAACAACGCCACCAACGCAAATCAGATGTAGTACATGTTCGGCCCGCCCCGCCGCAGAGCGGGATTTCGCTCTAGCAAGCGGGTTTCGACCGCCGGGGGACCGCTCTCGACCGCCCCGAATCCCGTATGGACTGTCCCACCAGTGCCCCACGGGACACGGCCGTTGGAGAGCGACCCGCCATAGGATCTCTCGTGCCATGGCCGATCTACCTCCCGTGAAGATCGTGACGACCTTCTTCGATCAAGATCTCTGCGCGGTCTGTGGTCGAGACTGGCAAGCGGGCACCACCCCCGTGCCAACTGCCTACACGGTCGAGAGCATCGACGCGGGGATGCCGCCCGAGCCCGTCTGCGACCACTGCGTCGAGCAGCACGACCCTGCGCTCTTCAAGCAACTCATGGCCGAGCGTAAATACTTCTGGGCGAACTGACCGGCGGGGCCATTTCTTTTGAAGAGGGAACCCCGGACACCCTCGCAGCGGCGTGCGCGACATTTCGGCCGGCCGGGTGGTTTCCCGATGCCCGAGGAGGGGTATGACTTGCACGTTCGGATGTATTCGAGAGGGGAGTCTTATGGGCATCGGCATCGGAATCGGCACGCTTATCTTGATCATCGTTCTCGTGGTCCTGCTGACCTAGCCGACGCGAGGCCCACAATGGGTGCATGGAACCGATAGACCCCCAGACGATCGACCCTGACGAGACCTACACCGTGCGGTTTGGCCGCACCCGGGTTTCCGAGAGCGACGATGGCGGCGGTACGTTCGAAGACTTGGGCGAGGATCCGGCGACGCACGAACTGGAGATGACCGGCCGGCAGCTTTTGGAGTTTCGGGCCGGCGGAGGCAACTTCACGCCGCGGGATGAGCGCGTGCTCGTAGACGACGATGGCGGGATCACCGTGCGGGAAACGATCGTCCCGCCGGACGATCTCGCGGCCTAGCGGGCGCCCTTTTCGAGATTGCAGGTGGGGCAGGCGGCGGCGAGGTTTGCCGGGTGTTCGCCTCCGCCCGCCGACACCGGCACGACGTGATCGACGTGGCCGGCGGGCGCGCCGCAGTAGCGGCAGGTGTAGCGGTCGCGTTCGAGTACCTGCCAGCGAATCGTCCGCCACTTGCGGGTGCTGCCGTTACGGGGCCGGCAGCCGTCGCAGTAGGAGCCGCGGCCGATGATGACGCCGCAGCCGAGGCAGGACGTTTTCATAGCCAGCCGAGCAGTTCGACGGGTTGGGGCTTCGGGGCTTCGGCGCGTTCGATCGCCATGCTTAGTGCCACGGCCGCGTCGATCTGGTGTCTGCTCTTGGCTTTGTCGAGGCGGGGGCCGCGTTCGGTTTGGCGGGCGACGACGGCGGCCAGGTGGCGGTTTAGGTCGGGGTCGTTCGGATGCTGTACCCGCCGTTCCTTCACCGCCGCGTACAGGGCCGCGGAGGCGGGCACCATGCGCGAGTTCGACTGGGGGAAGGCGACGACGGGCAGGCCCTCGCGTTCGAGTTCGATCGCGGCCTGGGAGAAGTGCCACGGGTCGAAGGCGACCTCGCGCACGTCGAGTTCGTCGGCGAGCTCTCGGACCTTGGCGAGGCAGTCGAGCACCGCCTCGTCGCCGTAGAAGATCTCGGAGCCGACGCGGAGGTCTTCGGTGACCCAGCAGACCGCGGAGGCGGATCGTTCGCCGCCTACGTCTACCCCTACCCAGACGGGTTCGCCCGCTTCGATTGTGTAGTCGGCGGCGCACGCTTGCCACCCGCCGACGGGTAGCCACGATTCGGCGGTGGCGGTCCACACGTTGGCGTGCAGGCGGGCGATCTCGAGCGGGTGCAGGCCGGGCGAGTCGATCTGTTCGGCGAGGAACTCTTCGCCGACGAATGACGCGGGGTTGGCGGCCTTGAGGATCTTCGGGTCGGTCAGGTCGTCGCTCTCGGTGCAGGCCCACTCGAACATCGAGAAGTGCTCCGACGTGGCGGTCGTGAGCGCACCCTGGCGTTTGACGGCCGGGAGGGCGAGGGCGCGTTCGCGTAGGCGTCCGAGGACGCTCTCGTGGTCGTAGCCGGCGGTCGTGATCGTGACGAGTTGCGCCCCGGCGCGTTTGCCGAGTGCGGTCCTCAGCGCCGTGTACAGGTCCGGGGTGGCGTGCGCCCACAGTTCATCGACTAGGGCGAGCGTGGGGGCGAGGCCGTGGGCGCGGGGCGCGTCGCTGGAGAGGATTCGCATGAACCCGCCGTCTACTCGTAGTTCGCGGTAGCGGGCGGTGACCCGGCGGTCGATCTCGGGGTGGCGGGCCGCCATGTTCCGGGCGGACTCGAACAGCAACCGCGCCTGGTCGGTCCCGGCGGCGGCGCAGTAGACCGCGGGTTCGCGGGTGGTGAGCAGGTGGAACGTGCCGACCGCGGCGAATAGTGTCGTTTTGCCGTTGCCGCGTGGTAGGAGCGCGAGGATTTCGCGCCGGCCGGCGAAGAACTCGGCCAGGATCATGCGCTGGAACGGTTCGAGCTCCAGGCCGACCGCGGCGCAGAACGCCTCGAACTGCTCCAGGCGGTTAGCCGACTGAGGCGAGGAACGCAAGCTCGCCGCCCTCCTCGGGCGCCTTGATCTCGTGGCGCTGGCGCGCCTCGGGGGTCAGCAGCAGCGCGGTCGCATACCGGCAGGCGTCGCGCTCGGCCTCCGCTGCGACCCGCAGGCCGGGGTGCGCGACGAGCTGGCCCTTGGAGCCCTCCACGAAGGGCTCCTGCGCGGCGAACTCCCGCGCCGTGCGGGCCAGGCACACCGCCCGTACATAGGACTCCAGCAGCGGCGCGTCCGCGTCCTGCCAGGTTTCTTGTGCGCGTAGGTGGCGCTGCGTGGACGCCCACAGCTCCCGTCCTGCCGGATCGAGGCCCTTCGGCGCGTTGAGCCCCCGTTTCGCCCCGTTACCGACCATAAGGCTCAAGTATAGCCTGAGGTTTCGCTAGACTTCGGTTATGGCCTCAGGACTGCGCTGGCTGACCCGCAAGACCGCACGCACCCGCGGCGATCACGCCGAGGACCGAACGCTCGCCCGCTCCAGCCTTCCTCCCGTGATGCTGCAAGACGTTCCGCTGGCCCTGCTGCACGCCACTCCGGGCGCCACGGCGGTCACCGCGAGCAAGGCGCTCAACATCGCCGACGCCTACGCCTGCGTTCGTGCTCTCTCCGACGCGGCGGGGTCGCTGCCGCTGGTTGTCTACCGGCGGACCACCACCGGCCGGGAGCGGCTCGACAACCACACCGTCGACCTGTTGCGCCAGCCGGCGCCGGCCACCACCCAGTCCGGGCTGATCGGCCAGCTCGTGGCGCACCTGAACCTCTACGGAAACGCCTACGTGGGGAAGTTCCGCGACTCCGAGGGCCGGATTGACCAGCTCGCGCTGCTGCACCCCGATCGCGTCACCCCCGAGTTGAAGGCGGGCCGGCCGATCTACACCGTGTCGGGCTCGAAGGGCGAGCGGTCGGTCCACGGTCCTGACGACGTGATCCACGTCCGCGCTCTGACCACCGACGGCCTCCTGGGGCTCTCCCCGGTGAAGCAGTGCCGCACCGCGCTCGGCCTCTCGGCCGACCTGACCGACCACGCCGCCCGGTTCTTCTCAAATGACGCGCGGCCAGGCGGGCTGCTCAAGCTCGGAGACCGCGCCTCCGGCGGCGACATCCTGAAGGGGATCTCCGAGGCATGGGGCGGATCCCACCGCGGCAACATGAATGCACACCGGGTAGCGGTCGTGACCGGCAACGTCGAGTTCGAGCCGGTCGGGATGCCGATGGACGACGCCCAGTTCCTAGAGCAGCGCAAGCTGAGCGCCACCGAGACCGCTCGAATCTTCCGGGTGCCGCCCTACATGATCGGCGCCGAGTCGGGCGCGTCCATGACGTACTCGAACGTCGAGCAGGAATCGCTGCATTTCGTCACCTACGGGCTGCGTCCGCACCTCGTGGCGATCGAGCAGGCCCTGTCCGCCGACGCCGACCTGTTCGCCCGCACCCAGTACGCCGAGTTCCTGCTCGACGCGCTGCTGCGGGCCGACTCAAAGACCCGCGCCGAGGTCTACGCCCTGGCGCTCAACCCCGAAACCGGATGGATGACCCGCCAGGAGGTCCGCCGGCTCGAGAACCTGCAACCCGAAACGGAGACCCTATGAGCGACCGGCCCGCAGCACCCGAGCAGCGCACCATCGACGTGGACGTGGAGGCGCTCGACACCCGCGGGCGCACACTCACCGGCTACGCAGCCGTCTACGGCGTCGAGTCCTCAGACCTTGGTGGATTCACCGAGCGGATCGCCGCCGGCGCGTTCGCCGGAGTCATGGACGCCGACGTGCGCGCCCTCCTCAACCACGACCCGTCCCAGGTGCTCGGCCGGACCAAGAGCGGCACCCTGCGGCTCACTGACGAGCAGCGCGGCCTGCGCTTCGAGTGCGACCTGCCCGACTCCCCTCTCGGCCAGAACGTCCGCGAGGCCGTCCGCCGCGGCGACGTGGACGGCGCTAGCTTCCGCTTCAAGGTCGGCGAAGAGGACTGGGACGGCGACATGCGCACCGTCAAGTCCGTCGCCGAACTGCACGACGTGACCGTCGCAACCTACGGCGCCTACCCAGACGCCTCTGTCGAGCTGCGCACCCGACCCCAAAAGGACAACGCCGCCGACAACGCGGAGAAGGACACCACCATGGACAACGAGACCCGCACCACCGACGAGCTTTCCGCCGAGGACCGCGCCGCGCCTAACACGGGCGGCCTACAGGTCGAGGACCGAATCAACTCCGCCCGCCCGCGCGGGCTCGCCGAGGAGTTCCGCGCCGCAGGGTTCCCGGGTGAGAGCGCGACGCTCGACTTCGCCAAGTTCGCCGAGTCGCGGGCGGTCACCTGGACGGGCTCCGTCGACAACATCAACGCCGTCCAGGCCAGCGCCGGCCCCTTCGGCGCCGACCAGCGGTTTGCCTGGCCCGCGTTCGGGCAGGTGTCGGTAGACGCCGGCGCGACGTCGGTTGATGTGGCGACCCAGACCGCACGGTCACTCGCCACCCCGGCGAACGTGGTGCGCGCGATCGACGCGATCACGGCAAAGCCCGAGACCGGCTCGACGCTGACGATCGTCACGACCGCGCTCAAGCAGGTGGCGAGCATTTACAGCAACGTGCCGAATATCCACCTCGAGCAGCCGGCCTTCAACACGGTGATCGAAACCGATCTGCGGCTGGCGATCAACGGCGGCCTCGACAAGCTGATCCTCGACGCCATCGCGACCTCGGGATTTCAGGCACCGGGCACCGACCCGCTGCTCGTGTCGATCCGCAAGGCGATCACCACGATCCAGGGCTCGGGTTACAGCCCCGACGTCCTGCTGCTCACACCCGCCAACGCCGAGGCGCTCGACACGCTGCGCGCGACGGCAACGGCCGGTGAGCAATATTACGTTTTCGCTCCCGCGCAGCTCGCCCCGAGAAACATCTTCGGGCTCTCCGTGCGGATCTCGAAGGACATCCCGGCACCGGCGGTGGTCGACTCCACCGCGCTCGGCAAGCTGTACACGTCGCCCGTGACGCTGGCGCGATTCGAGGCCGACGGGGGCACCACCAACAGGCAGAACATTCGCATGGAGCTCAACTCCGTGTTCGGCGTCGAGCGCACCGCCGCAGCCGTCAGGATCGCCGCCGCGTGAGCCCGGAGCCCACAAAGCCCAAGGCCAAGCCGAAGGCCAAGAGCAAGCCGAAGGTCAAGCCGATCTCGGACAACCCGGCGGCCTCCCTTCGGCTGCTGCGGCGGGCGCGCGGCCGGGGTTAGCGGCTTCCCCAGAACCTCCCCCGCCGCCCTTTGCCTTTCTGGCGGCGGGGCGGGCCTCGTACCGGCACCGGCTCTGGGATTGGCGCCGTGTGCCCGAAAGGCCCGCGCCGGCGGTAGGCCTACACCCCGGTCCCGGGGGGCCGAATCTTCGCACGCGAGCGAAGATTCCCTCTCTCGGGGCCGGGGTGAACTTCCGACGCGCCTGCTATTAGTTCCAAGTGGTCTGAGTCTCTCCTCAGCCTCAATCGCCGGGAATCCGCCGCCCCCTGGGGCGGCGGTTCCTGTTCTAGCCGATCACGGCTGTACCGTCGACTGCGCGTATGAGGTTCGAGATACAGAGAGACCATGGACACGGGCACCCGCCGAGCTGACCGCAAGCTCCGCACCATCACGCTCGACGCCTCGGGACTGACCGAGACCGTCCGAGACGAGCACGGCCACGAGCACGTCGTGGGCCACGCACCCGGCCCGGGCATCGACACTCTCGACGTACTCGCCGGCACCGCGACGCTCGCCACCCTCGAGGAGCGCGAAGAGCAGGAGGGCCAGTCGACCTTCCCCAAGGACTCGCCGCTCGCGCCGTCTGCGCCGTTCGGGGTCTCTGTTCCGCCGTCCCTAGCTAAGCGTCTCAACGCCCAGCGCGAAGACCTCGGCAAGGTCATGCGGTGGTATCGCTCCCAGCCGCCCCACCGACGCGCCGGGCTGCGCCACACGACGATCCGCCAAGGCCGCACGCTCTCCCAGCAAGTGTCGCCCGCCCTGGCGGTCGCTCGCGCACCACGCGAGTCGCGCGGCAAGCCGACCCGCACCCGCGGCAGCCGTCGCACGAGTAGCCGCGCCGGCCCCTCAGACGACCCCGGCGAACCCGAGCCCGGACCTAGATCCGGGCAGCCGCTCCTCTTCCTAGCCCACCCCCGCTACGGCAAGGTCAGCCGGGCGCTCGCGGCCCACCTGCGGAGGATCAGCGCGTGAGTCTGTCCCCCGCCGCCCAGGGGATCGCCGACGAGCTCGACGCCGAGGGTGTCGCCGAGGTTCCGATCCCCCGCCGGCTCGAGCCGTACGACCTGAGCGCGGTGCTCATGGCGACCTCGTGCATTGCGATGGAGCTGACCGAGCACCGCCCCGACGATCTCTACATGGCGATCCTCCGCGGCTCGCGCGTCCGCCGGCCCCGCCACGAATGGGTCTGGATCTTCTGGACCGAGGAGGGCACCCAGCAGCTTGAGGAAGCCACCAGGCGGGAGCTGGGGTTGTGAGCCGCCACAGCCCGATACGCACGGCGTGGCTCGCCCGCCCCGTCCACGGCGTCAAAGACGACGGGACGATCTACGGCTCCTGCAAGAAGTGCGGCGCGCTCGCGACCCTCTCGGCCGACGATCAGATCAAATGCAAGGACGGCTGCTCTCACGCCGACTCCGCGGCGGCGTGGCTCGACTGGCACCAAGACTTCGAGCGCGCCGCGAAGAAGACCGGCGCTCCGAAGACAAACGGGGCGGCGCCGCCGTCCACGGATCGCTATGCGGGCCGCGTGCTCGACGTGCGAGCGCTGCTCGCGACCCCCGAGGAGCCGATCCCGTGGCGCTGCGAGGGGCTCGCCGCCGACGGGTACCTGACCGTGCTCGCCGGACGGGGAGGGGAGGGCAAGAGCTGGATGGCGCTCGCGCTCGCGTGCGGCGTCGCGAGGGGCAAGCCCGCCGCCGGCATCCCGTGCACCGCGGGGAAGGCGTTGATCTTCGACGCCGAGAACGGGCCGCCGCTGATCGCCCGCCGGCTGCGCGCCGCCCAGGTCGGCCCCGACCTCGCGGTGCAGCCCGTCGACGCCGGGGGGCTGCGCTTCACCGACGACCTCGGCTGGATGCGCACGGAGATCGAGGCCCAGGGCGCGGACCTCGTGGTCTTCGACTCGCTGCGCGTCCTCTCCAGCGGAGCGAAGGAGTCCGACGGCGACGAGATGGAGCCGATCATCACCCGGCTGAGGCAGCTCGCAAGAGACACCGGCGTCGCCGCCGTGCTGATCCACCACCGCGGCAAGTCGGAGATAAACGAGTACCGCGGCTCGTCCGTGATCCTCGACCAGACCGACATGCTGTTCACCCTCGGGCGCGTCCCCGGCGACCCCGACGGGCGCCGCCGCCGCAAGATCACGACCGTGAAGTGCAGGATCGAGGAGGAGCCCGAGGCGGTCTGGGTGAAGATCGAGGCCGACCGCGACCGCGGGCTCGTGACCGTCGGTGCCGCCGAACCCTACGAGGAGGAGGAGCGTGAACGTCCACGGGATCACCACCGCGAGGACGTGCTCGCCAAGCTCGGCGGCATCCCGCGCTCCGAGCGCAACATCGCCAAGGCCACCGACTTGCCGCGCACCACGACACAGCGGCTCCTGGCCGACCTCGAGCACGACGGACTAGCCGCCAAGCAACCCGATGGGTGGGTGGCCCACCGGCCCGTGGCCCAAGGGGATGGGCCAGGTGGGCCACCCCCCGCGAACGCCGCTGTAGAGCCGAATGAGGGTGGCCCACCCGAGGGGGTCATCGAGCTGCCGCTGGGCCACCCCCCCGACGCCGTCTGTCGGTGCGGAAAGCCGGCCCGATCGCCACGCGCAGACGGCCCGGATCACTGCCAGATCTGCAAGCGGCCGATCGGTGGAGGGGGTGCAGCGTGAGTGCCGCCACCGGCCCGATCCCCCGCCTCGCGCTCACCCGCGAGGAGGCCGCCGCCGCGATCGGCATGAGCCTCGACAGCTTCGAGCGCCACGTCCAACCGACGCTGCGGCTCGTGCGCCTCGGCCGGATGCGGCTCGTGCCGATCCGAGAGCTGGACCGATGGCTCGAGGACAACGCCGAGCGGACCCTCGACGGGCAGGTGTAGGGTGGCGCCAACCACAAAACGGCCGGGCGGCGCGCTAACGCCCCCGGCCACGGCCCACGGAGACGAGTCCATGAGCAACCGCAAGGCTACCCCCGGCATCGACACCCGCCACCGCAAGGGCTGCCCAGGCCCCAGGGCAGACGGGCGCTGCTGCACCCCGGCCTACCGTGCCGAGGTCTTCGACCGGCGCACCGGCAAACGGATCCGCAGGACGTTCGACACGCGCTCCGCCGCGAAGCTCTGGCGCCAGGATGCCCAGGTGGCCGTCCGCGAAGGCCGGCTGCGCGCCGCCCCCGGCCAGCGCCTTCACGAGGCCGCCCGCGCGTGGCTCGACGGCGCCCGCGCTCACCAGGTACTCAACCGCTCCGGCGACCCGTACAAGCCCTCAGCAATCCGTGCCTACGAGCAGAACCTGCGGCTGCGGGTCCTCCCCGAGCTCGGCGACCGCCGGCTCTCAGAGCTGCGTCGCGCCGACCTGCAAGCGCTGGTCGACCGCCTCGTCTCCGAGGGGACTTCGCCCGCGACCGTGATGACGACCATGCTCCCGCTCCGCGCGATCTACCGGCGGGCCGTGTCGCGCGGCGACCTCGACGCCAACCCGACGACCGGGCTGGAGATGCCCGCCATCCGGTCGCGCCGCGTCCGCATCGCCACCCCCGCCGACGCTGAACGCCTCCTCGACGCGCTCGACCCTCACGACCGCCCGCTGTGGGCGACCGCGATCTACAGCGGTCTGCGCCGCGGCGAGCTGACCGGGCTCCGGTGGGCCGACGTGGACCTGGCGGGCGGCACGATCCGCGTCGAGCGCGGCTGGGACGCCATCGAGGGCGAGATCGCCCCCAAGAGCCGCGAGGGCCGGCGGACGGTCCCCGTCCCCGCCGTGCTGCGCGACCACCTCCTCGAGCACCGCATGCGCCAGGGCGAGAACGCCGGCCAGGTGTTCGGCACCCCATCCAACGTCCGGGCGACGCTCGAGCGCACCGCACAGGTGCGACGACACCGCGACGACCTCACCGCGATCACGCTGCACCAGGCACGCCACACCTACGCCAGCTTCATGATCGCCGCCGGGATCAACGCGAAGACGCTCAGCACCTACATGGGACACGCGAACATCTCCATCACGCTCGACCTCTACGGCCACCTGCTCCCCGGCTCCGAGGACCAGGCCGCGGCGATGCTCGACGCCTTCCTCGCACGCTCCGCGGGGGACACCGACACCGGGCCGACTGCCCCACTGAGTGCCCCACGCACCCCGCAATCCCGCTCCTAGAGCGGACCCGCTCAGATGTAGTACATCGGCGAGCCGGCCTCCCTGGCCTCGCGCTCCGCGATGTCGGCGATGGTGGTTCGCGCCAGCACCCCCCTCACAGCCCCCACCGCGTCCCCCCACACCCGATCGAGAGCCGGGTCCCCGAGCTCCCCCTCCAGCAGCTCCACCACCTCGAGCACCGTCACATCGGCCGGCTCCCGCGCGAAGAGGTAGCCACCCTTCACGCCTCGGTGGCTCTGCAGGACACCGGCGCGCCGCAAGGTGGCGAACAGTCCCTCGAGGAACTGGACCGGGATGTCGCGCGCCCTGGCGATCTCGCCGATCGGCACCGGCTGGTCGGAGCCGCGCCGCGCCAACTCTGAGAGCGCACGAACCGCATAGGGGGATTTCGAGCTGATCGCCAGCACCCGCGGCGAGTGTAGTGGCCTGGAGCACTAGGTTACGGCCATGCACCGGCTCCTCCGGCAGGCCTCGCCGTGGCTGCCGCCGCTGTTACTGATGGCGCTGATCTTCGCGCTGTCAGCCATGCCCGGGGATGACGTCGATCGCGGCCTTGCGTACTTCCTCAGCCGCAAGCTCGCCCACTTCCTGGCGTATGCGCTCCTGCTCGGTCTGTGGTGGCGAGCGCTCCGGCCCCGCCTACCTCTTGGAACCGCCGTCGGCGTGGCTTTCGCCATC